GGTAGCGTGGGTATTTGAGCGCGTCAAACCGGCGTTGGACGACGGAAGCCTGACTTTGGGTACAGCACCGTCGCTGATGTGGTTTGACGAGAAACTGTGGGTTTCGGTTGATTACCAGTCGGGCGACAACCTTGCCGGGTCGGATCAGACAAACCGACGCAACACGTTCATGTGGGATCCGTCTTTGGGCGATACGGGGGCGTGGACCCGGTATGACATCAACGCCCGCAGCCTGTTGGCTTACAGGCCGTCGGGGGCGCAGCATTTTGGGCTGGCTGTCACGTCCGACGTGAACGGCACGGCAGCATTTACACGGGTAGCGAAAGTCAATGTGGACGCCGATGTAGACGACTATGGTGCGGCAACAGCGGAGGAAATCCAGTCTTTCTACCAGACAGGATGGTTCGTGGGGAATCGTCCCACGTTTACAAAACGGTGGGGGAAGACTCGCACGGTTATGTTGGCGGACAACACCTTGACGGTACGAATGGGGATCTTCAAGGATTACGACCTGTCCACGGAGTCTGTTTCTCAATCCCAGTCGATTACCGGCCCCGGTGGGGCAGCGTCGTGGGACTCTGATCCTTCCGGGTCCGGCGATGGCGTCTGGAACGTATCGGAGTGGGCTGCTATGGGCACCTCCAACATCTACAAGTTCTTCAGGTGGCCTACGGCTGGGACAGCAAAGGCTATTAGTTTGAGGTTTAGTGTTACGCCGTCTACGGGCGCCCGCGGTAAGTGGGGGCTTACGTCGGCAATAGCGATGTACAGGACGAGGAGATTGCGCTAATGGCGGCTTTGGCTGTGACCAATTCGTTTACTGCTGGCACGTCAATTGTGGCGTCCCAGATGAACGCCAACTTTACGGACGTGGTGTCGTGGGCGACTGGAACACCGTATCTGTCGGCGACCGATCAGTTGACCACAGTTCGGGGCACCTTGTCGGTTTCGCAGTTGGCTACGTTTGCGGCTGGCATCAAGATTGATGGATCGAATCCTGTTATCACGTTTGAGGGTGCGACCGCTGATGCGTCTGAAACGGTTGTGAACGTGACTGACCCTACTGCCGACCGCACTATCACATTGCCTGACGCTACCGGAACTGTTTCCTTGACGGGCAACGCTAGCGACATCTTGTCCAACTCACTCTTCAACTAAGGAAAAACAATGGCAACATACTCAAAGGTCAAACTGTCAGCAAGCGATGACGGTAGGAACATTTCTATCACTTCCAACTCGGCGGGATCACCCGTCACTATTCATCAAGCGGGTGCTGGCACAACCAACATGGACGAGGTGTGGGTGTACGCTTGCAACACTTCTGCTTCGGCAGTCGTGTTCACTGTCCAGTATGGCGACGCGACCGATCAGGACGACTACATCGAACTGTCGTTGCCAGCAGATTCGGGCATGACACTGATTGTTCCCGGTTTCTTGTTGATGGATAGCCGGTATGTCAAAGCGCACGCTGCGACAGCGAACGTTATCAACGTCAACGGCTACGTAAACAGGATCACAGCCTAATGTCGAACGGTGTCAGATTCTTCGCAAGCCAACCAGTTGGAAACTGGAATGCTGCGGCCATAACATGGAGCGGCTCAACAGCCAATGGTCTAGCAACCTATGGTGATGGCACCGACATTGTTGCGGAATCGACTGCCACGTATGACGGTACGACCCTACAACTGACCACTTCGGGTGGCGGCCTGAAGATGGATGGCCTCAACAGTTCCAATGCCAATACTTTGGACGACTATGAAGAGGGTACTTTTGATGTTACGGCGACGGTCGCTTCGGGCACCCTCACCGTTGACACCAACCGTGACACCCTCAAATACACGAAGATCGGCAACAGGGTGTTCATCATGGGTCAGATTGAGTTCACGACAGCATCGACCCCTTCAGGGGCGTGGTCGTTGAGCGGCCTCCCGTTTACCAACACGAACACGGGTACCTACTCCGTCAACAAGCGGCCCAACATCGCTACTGGCATCAGTACACCAGCCAGCGACATCGACCCGGGTTCACCTTTCGGGTGGATCGAAGCCAACACAACCGTGATCACGATGGCTGTAGGCGGCATTGCGTCTACGGCCACGCTGAACGCCAACCACATCGACACTGGAACCCACGTTTTCATCACAGGCCAGTACGTCTGCGATTCATAGCCCCCAAGGAGGCTTCAAATGGCATTATCCAAAACCGTTACCTGTGACAGAATGGAAGTTCTGGAGATGGGACAGATCCAAGTGCGCGTTGCGACCGTCTTGACGGAGGACGGCGTTGAACTATCTCGGGCTTTCCATCGGCACGTCCTAGAGCCGGGTGATGACACTACGGGGGAGGATGACCGGGTGGCAGCCGTTGCTGCCGCAGCGTGGACCCCCGACGTAATCGCCCACTGGGATGCAATCCGGGCCGAACGACAGGCCCTGATGGACGCTTCACTCGCTGAGTAATGGAGCAGCCCACCGACATTCGGCAGGTAAAGATCCCGACCATCGCGGTCGGACTGATCCTGTCTGTAGCGGTGATCGCTGGGACTATTACTTGGTCATCTGCCCGCACGGTGGCCCGCATCGACCGTCTAGAGGAATCAGTTGAAGCAATTGAAGATTCGATGGATCTACATGCTTACGCGCGAGTGGAGGATGTTTCGGAAGACATTCGGGATCTAGAGACACGGCTCGCAGCAATGGAAGAAATGTGCAACCGTGTAGACGCAATGGAGGAACTGGTGGCAGGTATTGCCACCTCTGTGAGCGCGTTGTTGATGGAGGCGGAGCAGGATTGGTGGCCTGATGCCAACGGTTGAGTACAAGCCGACGAGGCGGATGCAGGGGCCGAATGCGCGGCCTATTGAGTACGAACTCAGGAAGATTCAGGAAAAGTTGGATGACCTAGAGGCGCGGGTGGCCGCGTTGGAGGCATAGCATGGGTGTTAGACAATCGGCCGCAGAGTACGGGGCCGCTATCAGTGACCAGCAGATAACGGTTGCTGGTACGGCGGTTTCGTTGACGCGGCCTTCGGGCGCTATTGCCGCAATGGTGACCAACGGGGCGGAACCGATCAGGGTGCGTTGGGGTACACCCACAGCCAGTGTCGGCCATTACCTGAACCCCTACAGCGTGTTGGACTTGTATCAGGACGACTTGGCGGACGTGAAGTTTATCCGGGTATCTTCAAGTAGCACCATTGATGTCACATACTTCGGCTAGGAGGGAACATGCCTTCAAGGATTACACAACGCATAGACCAAGTTCCGACCGGGGACATTACTGCAGTTACTGCTGGTACAGCCATAGATGGGGGCGGGACGAGTGGTGCCGTTGTCATCAATGTCACTGTTGCGGACGAAAATCTTGTACTCGCGGGTCAGGTATATAACTAATGGCTTTTGACCCGTACGCTTCCTATGACATGACCAATGCGTTTGCGGTGACGCCTGCGCAGCGGTTGCAGAGTACGTTGTCTGGGACGAAGTATGGGAAGACTGGTGCGCAGCAACAGTATGCGTTGGGAACGTTTGATACTGCCAAGGCGTACAAGAAGCAGATTCCGCAGATTGAGGCGGCTATGGCTCGCCGGGGTGTGCACGATTCGGGTATGCGTAATCTTGCGTTGGCTGAGGCTGCGGCAGCGTATACGAGGCAACAGGATCAGCAGAGGCGGGCGTTGCAGGATGCGTTGTTCAATGCGACGTTGCAGGACATGAACGCATACGGAACGTATGCGGGTGAACGGTATGGGTCTACGTTGGGGGCGGCATCGTCGCAGGCGGAGATGGCCGCTAAGATCCGGGAGGCAATAGGCTGATGACTCTTTCAGAGGCAGATATTTGGACTGGGAGGCTGAAAAAAGATAGGGGCAGATATCGGCGTGTAGCACCGCCACAGGAGCAGCCGGACTACAGCGCGCGAACACTGGGTGAAACGACCCGTGCGGCGCTTGCAGCGCCTTTCAGAGCGATTGGAGATGCCGCTAGTGCCCTCAGGGCGAGCGGGGAATCGCGCTACCAAGGTCCGTCGCAGGAGGTTTCAGATTTGTCGGCGCTCCATGAGCGGTTGAGGCAGACGGGAACGATTCAGCCTCCGCCTTTTGAGCCAACATTTCAGGTTTTTACGGATCCACAAACGGGCGTTAGCCGCACCAGTTGGTCGTCGCAGCCGCAGTTCGGCAACCCGGACGTTTATCGTGCTGCGGTGGCGGGGGAGCAGGCTGCGGGGATGACAGCGGCGGAAGCCGACGCAGAAGCGTTTCAGCAGGCGATCAAGGACGCTATGGCTGTTGATCCGGCCACACGGGGTGGGGCTGGTTCTGGTGTTGCCCCGTCGATTCCGGTTCGCCCTTCGGGCGGCATGGGGGCACCGTGGGGGCCGGGTGTCCAGCCGCCGCCACCGGTCGTCCAGCCGCCGCCACCGGTTCCGGCGCCCATAACGGGCGGCTCTTCCTTTGATCTTCTTTCCGGCTATGGCCTTGAGGCTCTGGCAGAGGCTGCGGCGGCTACCGGTGGGGGTGGTACACCGGGAGTGGACTACGATCCCAGCGGTTTCTCTGCCGCT